AGAACTTACCAAGAATCAAATCCACATGTTATTAATAGAATTAAATTTATTGAAAGAGGAGATTCTGGAAATGACTGGGGAGGAGCTATACAGTTTCAAACAAAAGCTTTATCATCTGGAACAACAGGTCCTGTTACTCGTATGTCAATCGAGTATAACGGTAACGTAGGAATCGGAACGGATTCGCCTGGAAGAAAATTAACTATTACTGGTGACACATCAGGAGATGCAAATAATTTACTTTTAGCAAATGAAAATGACACTAATGGTGATTCTGCAAGTATTGGTTTTAGCATGCTTAGCAATAATACTTATGTCAAATCAGGTATTTTCTTTAAAAGAACAACAACGCAAGGTCGTGGAGATTTAATTTTTGCAAATAATAATGAAGTAAATGGTAACAATGTTTCTCTATCAGATGCTAAAATGATAATACAACCTAGCGGCGACGTCGGGATTGGAACAACTAGTCCTAGAGTTAAACTACATGTAAAAGGTGCAAACATGACCGTAGGGACTATTGGAACTCCTAAAAATGATTGGTACACTACTGCTTATAACAGTATTCAAGTAGGTGACGGTACAACTTTATGGGGTAGAGCTGGTGATAGTCATTTTTCTGGAAACTATTATGTTAAGAACAATAGTGGTGCTGCTCAAGATACTTATATTAATGCTCTTTCAGCTCATGATTTATGGCTTGATAATAGTTCTGGAAGTTTAAAATATAGAAACGCAGGCTTAGGTGGTGCAGGTAATGCTATATCTTGGAATACTAGGTTTACGGTTTTATCTAACGGTAACTTTGGGATTGGGACGACGAGCCCAGGAAATTTACTTGATGTTGCTGGAGATACAGATATTACAGGGCAATTAGTTGTTTCACACGATGTAAATTATGTTGCTAAGTTTGTAAATACTGCGACTTCGATGAGTAATAATAATTATGCATTGATGGTTGATAGTTCAGCACACACTTCTAATATGAGTACAGCTGGTGCTATGTCGGTTGATGTAAATTCTGGAAGGGCATTTACTATTACAGGACAAGGAAAAGTCGGAATTGGAACGTCTAGTCCTAGTGCTAAATTACATATACACACAGATGATGATGATGCCTATGCTGTTAGAATAGAAGGTAGCACTAATAACGAAGATGGAATTTGGACTGGTATTGGAATTGGAGGAGAAACTAATAATACTAAATCAGCAATTTTATTTGAAGACGCAGGATTAAGTTATTCAAGAGGTAAACTTCATTTGTGCGTTAACAATGCAGCAGACCAAACAAATGCGACTACTGCAGATGCTAAATTAACAGTAAGTAATGACGGAAACGTCGGGATCGGGACAACGAGCCCTGCTACATCAGCTAAATTAACAGTAATGGGTAACCAAACTTTTGGTGTACCTGGTAATGGAACAAATTCATCTGCTAGATTTATATCTATCGAAGGTAATGCAGATGGATCAGGTGAAGGAAGTAGTAGAATATTTTTCACAGAACATAACAGTACAACTGCTGCTATGGATAAATACGGTATGTCTTTAGGGTATAGAGGAGGCGCAACTTCTATTGTAGGAGCTAGCGGAAATACTTGGACTGGGCTTAGCCAAATTGGAAACGGACAATGGGGTATGTGGGGCCACGATAATTCTGCTGCCGGTAATCTCGTAATGTATGGAGATAGAGCAGGAACTTACGTTGTTGTAGACGGTACTTTGAGATCAACCGGTGATGTAGTAGCATACTACTCTTCAGATAAAAATCTAAAGGATAACTTAGTTAAAATTAATGACCCATTATTAAAAATAAATAAACTTTCCGGGTACTCTTTTAATTGGAACGATAAACAAGATACTTACGAAGTAGGTAGTAGAGATATTGGAATTGTAGCACAAGAAGTAGAAAAAGTTTTACCGGAAATAGTTCAAACTAGAAAAAATGGACATAAAGCTGTAAAATATGAAAAACTAGTAGCTCTATTAATAGAAGGTATGAAAGAACAGCAAGAAACTATCGATAAGTTAGAAGATAGAATAAAAAAGTTGGAAAATAGATAAAATTTAATTATATTAAAAAAATAAGATAATATGACACTACCTTTATCAGGGCAATTAAGCTTAAATGACATAAAAACAGAAGTAGGCGCAAGTTCAACAAATGTTTCTTTAAGAGCAATGTCTGCTACAGCAGGATTATCCGTACCAGATCAAGTCTCTGACTTTTATGGGTATGCTCATGCTACATACCAGGTATGGTACCATGGAGATGCAGTTAGTAAACCCGTCTTTGGATGTGAGGAGGATATTAACACTACAGTGTACCATAACGGAACAGGTCTTCTACCAACTCCTGGGGATACGTGTACTACAGGTCAAAATAGTACAGCAATGAGCGCAGGTAATTACCCAGCAAGTACTACAAGCGGAGGAAATTCTTTCCAGGTCATAACACTTAATGCTTCAGGGGTATGTACAGCAGTATTGCTTTGTCAACTTTAATATTAATAAAATTAAAATATGAAATTTTTAGATAACAACATAGCAGACTACACAGGAACTAACTTCAATGTATATAAGGATGGACAAGGAGTTACAGTTATGAAATTTAATAGTAATGATATATGGGTATCTAATGTAGATATTTACTCAAAATTATTTTTAGGTAAGTGTGATAGCTGTACATCCTTTTATAAAGATTCATTTGATGGGTTTACATATGATTCTGTATTAGTAGCAGGTTTAGGTTTAGGTTTAATTCCTCAAGACTTATACGAAGTAGAGAATTGTAGTACAGTAGATGTGGTAGAAATAGATCAAGAAGTTATTGACTTCACTAATACATCTGGACATTTAAATAGTAATATTAATCTGATACAAGGAGATATTCATACATATACAACTGCAGCAACATATGATTTAATTATTGTAGATACTATCTGGTCGAATGAAGAGATGACTGAAGAACAATGGAATAACCTTGTAACAAACTATACAGATAACCTTAACACAGGAGGAGCTATATACTTACCTGTTTCAAAAAAATGGGTAACAGTGTAACGTTATTATACAATCATCTATAGAGCTACTATACATATATAGATTTAGTAATCTAGGAGCTATTTATTAAATATATATACAAACAATAACTAATTAGTAAAAAATCAAAATTATGGCATTATCTTATTCTTGGCATGTTGGAGCATTAGACACATATCCAACAGCTTCAGATTCTCAAGACCCGGTAAACACCGAAAACGATGTAGTGTACAACGTACATTATACTTTAACTGTAACAACAGGAAGTCATTCAGCTTCTATTATTGGTACTCAAACAGTCGGAACAGAAGATCTCAGTTCTTTCAGTTCTTTTGATGGACTAGACAATAACACAGTAGCAGGATGGGTACAATCAGCTATGGAAGCAGAAACTACAGGATCAGTAGCTCAACGAAAAGGAGCAGTATCCTCTTCACTGGCAGAAAAAATGAACCCAGTATCAGTTGTTAAGTATTTAGCAGTTTCTGGAGAATAAATTAAAATAAAAGTTGTTTTATAAGATATTTATTCTTATATTACTTATTATAATAAATCGATTAATTAAAAATTAAATTATGGCAAATCAAAAGTTAACTCAAGAAGAGCTTGACAAGTTACAAGAACTACAGCAAAAGAATGCTGCTTTGGTAAATGAACTAGGAGGTATTTCTCTAGCAGAAATCAATATCTCAGAGAGAAAAGAAGGAGCAAAATCATTTTTAGCTGAATTAAGAGAATCAGAAAAAGAGTTAGTAGACGCTTTAGAAGCATCATACGGCGCTGGTTCAATTGACTTGAAGAACGGCGAGTTTATTCCTGCACCTAAAGAAGAAAAAGGTGTTGAAGAACCAGAGCTTGTAGAAGAAAAATAAAGAATCTTTTACATACTTATAGTTAAGGAGGGTTTTACATCCTCCTTTCCTATTTATTATAGACAGATATAGTTAAAACATTAGTTCTGTTTTACATTCCTGAATGATATTTATAATAAATTAAAATAAAATAGACCAAACATGGCAGAATCAATCATCTCACCGGGTGTATTTGCAAGAGAAAACGATATTTCTTTTATCCAGCCTGCTCCAGTAGAAGCTGGCGCTGCAATCATCGGACCTTCAGTTAAAGGACCAGTAGAAGAACCAACTATTGTAACATCCTATAATCAGTATGTTAGACAGTTTGGAGAAACTTTTGTATCAGCATCAACAAAACAAGAATACTTAACCTCAATATCGGTTAAAAACTACTTCCAACAAGGAGGTAATTCTGTATTGATGACAAGAGTAGTTACTGGATCATTTACTCCAGCATCATCTACTCACATTTCATCATCACTTAACGATAGTGTTCAACCTTTTGAAATTAAAACATTAGGAAAAGGAGCTATCTTTAATAACTCAGTCTCAATAACTAACCCAGGAGCAGAAATTGCAGGTTCTGGAGGATCATTAGTTTCTGGAACAGTTGATAATATTAGATGGCAAATACAAAACGTTGACGCTAAAAAAGGAACTTTCTCTTTGACAGTAAGAAGAGGAGACGATAGCCACAGTAATAAAGTAGTATTAGAGACATTTAACAATATTAGTTTAGATCCTAATTCTTCTAACTACATTGAAAGTGTAATTGGTACTCAATATAAAACTAAAGCAACAGACGGAACTAAGACATACGTTAAGACTCAAGGAGATTACGTAAATAAGTCTAACTTCATTTATGTTTCTGCAGTAAATTCAGCAACAGTTAACTACCTTCAAAACGATGGTACATCTGTAGGAGTAGACGGAGATGGAAATTCTTACTCAGGATCTTTACCGATCGCTGAATCTGGATCATTCTATAACGCTACCGGAGTTAACGCTGTAGCAGGAGCAAATTACTTTAGTTCAATATCAAATACAAACTCTCAAGGTTTAACATCTGGTAATTATACAGATGCTATATCAATCTTAGATAATAAAGACGAATACATATTTAACATCTTATCAGCACCAGGAATGGTATATAAGAATGCTGATCAAGCAGGAGTCTTAAATAGTGTAGTAACTTTAGCAGAATCTAGAGGAGATTGTATCGCAGTAATAGATTTAGAAACTTATGGTTCTACTGTAAGTAATATTACATCAACTGCTACAGGATTAAATAGTTCATATGCTTCTTCTTATTGGCCATGGGTACAAGTTGTATCTGCTACGGGAAGAAACGTATATGTCCCTGCTTCTTGTGTTATACCAGGAGTATATGCATTTACAGATAATAGTTCAGCACCTTGGTTCGCACCAGCTGGATTAGTAAGAGGAGGAATCGTTGGAGTAATTCAAGCAGAACAAAAATTAACAAGAGGTCAAAGAGACTTATTGTATGATGGTAAAGTTAATCCAATCGCTACTTTCCCTGGACAAGGTATTGCAGTATTTGGTCAAAAGACTTTACAGACTAAAGCATCAGCTTTAGATAGAGTAAACGTAAGAAGATTATTAATCGAGCTTAAGAAGTTCTTAGGAGATCAAGCTAGAAACTTAGTATTTGAACAAAATACAGTAGCAACTAGAAACAGATTTTTATCTATAGTGAATCCATACTTAGAATCAGTAGTACAGAGACAAGGTCTTTATACCTTTAGAGTAGTAATGGATGATACAAACAACACCGCAGATGTTGTAGACAGAAACCAATTGGTAGGTCAAATATTTATTCAGCCAGCTAAAACAGCAGAATTTATAGTACTAGACTTCACAGTTGAACCTACTGGAGCAACTTTTAACGGATAAATTATTAATTAACTGTATTTATAATAAAGTAAATAGAACATGGCAATATTAGATCCAAACGAAATAATGTTTAAAGCTTTCGAACCGAAAGTACAGAACAGATTTGTAATGCTTATCGACGGAATTCCTTCCTTTATGGTAAAGAATGTAAAAGCTCCTACCTTCACCGATAACGTTATCAAATTAGATCACATCAATTCATATAGAAAAATTAGAGGAAAAAGAGAATGGGACGATATGACCATGACACTTTACGATCCAGTAACACCAAGTGGAGCTCAAGCAGTAATGGAGTGGGCAAGACAAGGTTACGAATCAGTAACTGGTAGAGCAGGATACTCTGATTTCTATAAAAAGGATTTAACTTTAAATATTTTAGGACCTGTAGGAGACATCGTAGGAGAATGGATCATCAAAGGTGCTATACTATCAAACGGAGACTTTGGTCAATATGACTGGACATCTGATGAAGCTGTTGAAATCAGCATTACAGTAGCAATGGACTACTGCGTATTAAACTACTAATACACACCTACCTCTTATAAAGTTAATTAACCCGGATTCTTTCCGGGTTTTTTAGTTGCTTCTAAAAGTTTTTTTTCTTATATTTATATATAGAATAAGTTATAAAGAAATAAAATTTATGGAATCACAATTTAAACTCCCTACAGAAACTGTAGACTTACCATCTAAAGGGTTACTATACCCTGAGGACTCTCCACTATCAAGCGGTAAAATTGAAATGAAATATATGACCGCAAAAGAAGAGGACATATTGACAAATCAAAATTACATAAAAAACGGAACTGTAATAGATAAGTTACTAAACTCTCTTATCGTTACTGAAGGTGTAAGCTATGATAACCTACTGATTGGAGATAAAAACGCTATAATGATGGCAGCCAGAGTATTATCATATGGAAAAGATTATTCTTTTAAGTATATGGATGAAGAAGTTACAGTAGACCTTAGTGCATTAGAAAATAAGGATATTGATTACACTTTACTCAAAGACAGAAAGAACGACTTTATTTTTGATTTACCCTCAACAGGTAATTCAGTTACTATTAAAATACTAACTCATAAAGACGAAACATTAATTGAAAGAGAAATTGAAGGTAATAAAAAAATAAATAAAAATTCTTCTACTCTTACAACAACTAGGTTAAAACATATGATAACCTCAGTAAACGGCAATAGAGAGACTAAAGAGATTAGAAACTTTGTAGATAATTTTTTATTAGCCAAGGATGCTAGGGCTATCAGAAAATACTATAGTGAAATTTCACCAGACATTAGAATGGAGTTTTATGTAGAAGACAGAAAGGAGGAGGTCGAGATTCCAATAGGGATCGGCTTTTTTTGGCCTGACGCCGCAGTATAGAGAGTTAGTTTTTTCTCAAATACACGATATAGTATTTTTCGGTAAAGGTGGTTTTACTTGGGAGACTGTTTACAGTATGCCTATATGGTTACGTAAGTTTACTTTCAGTAAAATACAAGAACATTACCAAAATCAAAAAGAAGAAACAGATAAACTAAATAAACAGTCTAAACAGACTAACAAACCAAAAAACCCTAATTTTATAACTAAGGCTTCTAAATAGTAGAGGCCTTATCTATTTATATTATATAAGTATAAATTATGGCTGACGATAATAATATAGAGTTTAGCGACGATTCCGTCTCAAAAGCTCAAGACATTAAAAATGCAATGAAAGAGATTGCCCGTGAAACGGGTATGGCTAACAAAGAAATGCAGAAAAATGGCGAAATGATTACATTCGTTAGCAGTATGTATTCTAAGATTACATCCAGCGCATCAAAAGTATCAGAATTACAAGCATCAGCAGCAAAATCTACTAAAGCTACTGCAAAAGCTGTTAAAGAACAAGAAGCGAATCAGAATAGGGTAAAGGATCTTAATATAGAAATTAATAAACTATATAAAAGAGCGAAGACATTAACAGGAGATGCACAAGCTGCAGTAATATCCCAAGCTAGAAACTTATCAGCCGCAAGAGATAATGCAGACGATCTTTCTAAGATTTATGGAGACATTGCTTCAAATGCTGCTAAGTTAGACGCACGAACTTCCTTTTTCTCCGGAATCTCAGATGTAGTCAGCGATATACCAGGACTTCGAAAACTTGCAGGACCTTTCCAAGATGC